GATACTTTTCCCGAGGGGAGGAAACGGAACTTATACTCTCCCGCACCGACGGCACATTCGGTGGGTTGAAATGTCGAAACAAGGTACGTCCCAGGATGGCGCGCCAAAAGTTCCGGCATGTTGATGTAATGATCCACATCAACGAGCACCGCCGCCTGGCTGGTGCAGTCGAAATGAAAATCTCGCGGGGGCACAGCAAGATCTTTCGCCCAATGGTACGAGCGATCCCCATCTCGACCCTTACGCAGGTCACTCAACGACATCTGTACGTAATATGGCTCTAGGCCCAGGGAATGGGCTGCCAACGCTGCAGTGGCACTGCCAGCGTTGCGGGTATTAGCAGCGTGCGGGTGCGTATGATCATTCGGCACACTGCTGCTTCGAACGACTGGAACATCGATGAAGACTTGCCTTTGCTGGCTCGAGCTCACAGGGCCAGACTGAAGCGTTGCCGTAACGTACGGCGTGGTGCGCTCCGCACCAATAGGAGACCCGCGCTGGCTCCACCAGATCCGCGCAAATCGCTCAACTGCTAAGCACGCCAAAATCAGCGCACCCGCTCGGCGAGGTCTCACCTCTGGGGTTTTCCATCCCACCAGAGGGATCGTGTAGGTCCTGACCCTAGACACGAACAGCGAGAGAATGCCCGCCAACATAACGTAGATCCGCAAGTGCTCCGGTCGTGCAGGTTTCCATCCAGCCCCAATCTTCCCAAAAGAAGGGGCCGAACTTCCGAGCTGCACACTTGGAGGTGAATCGGACGAACGAAACGACTTAGCAAGTTTCGCAGCGATTTTCACCAGCTGCATCACCTGCGAGAAGTTCAACACCGTCACAGCGCCTATAACGGCACCAGCGATGGGACCATATTTCGCCACAAGCGTGCGCTCACGGTACCAATCCGCAATGTTTGACACACCTGTCTGGATCGCCTGTACAACCATGGATGACACTCCGCCTGTAACAGCAGACGCCACGGTCGAGGCGGTTCCTAGAGCAGCACTGCCAGCTCGGGATGCCGCAGAGCGGGTCCCGGAGCTAACACCACGAGGCATCGAAGCGAGAAGCGAGAAGCGAGAAGAAAAT